AGCTTTAACTTATTTACAAGGAGCATATAATGCCAATGGGAAAAGGAACATACGGATCAAAAGTCGGTAGACCATCTAAAAAAAATAAAATGATGAAGAAAAAGAAAAAGAAATGAACAAAGCGACAGTACGAAAAGTAATTTCTGGTTTAAAAAAAGCATCTAAATCTCATGCAGCTCAAGCTGCTACATTAGAAAAAATGTTGAAAGGAAAAAAATAATGGTAAAAAAATTATCTCCCAAACAAAAAAAATTAGCAAGAGCAGCATCACCAAAAAATAAAATTACTGGTGCAGATTTTAAAAAAATTAAAAGAACTAAAAAAGGATTAATGAGAAGGGCATGAAGGGTAAACATAAAACTAAATCTGGTAAAATGGCTAAAAAAGGTCTTTACTATAATATTAACAAAAGAAAGAAAGCTGGAACTTCTAGAACTAAAAAAAAGTCAACTATTAGTTCTAAAGCATATGCAAATATGAAAAAAGGTTTTCCGAAAAAAAAGAAAGGGTAAGTTATGGGTGGATTTTTTTCAAGACCAAAGCCTCCAGCACCTCCCCCACCACCTCCTCCTGCTCCAACTCCAGAGCCACAAGAAAAAAAGGATGCTAGAGAAAGAAAATTAAGAGGTAAGGTAAGGGGTATGGGGTATGGTTCAGGAAGCACTCTTGGTGGTGGTGAAGAAGCTACAACTGCAAGAACTATTCTTGGTCAATGATTATTGCCAAAACTGATAAATTATTAGCAAAAGAAGTTTTAAAGTTTGTAACACCACGAGCAAATATTCAAGGAGTAGGTTCTGATTATACTCATATAGGTTACTATGATGGTGATAAAATAGTAGGTGGAACTATATTTTCTCATTATGATGGTTTTAATATATGGATGCATTTAGCACTTGACAATCCTAAAGCAATGAGAAGGAGTTATGCTAAACAAGTATTTGAGTATTGCTTTTATACCTGTAAGTGTGTTAGAGTAACTGCAATGACTAAACTAAACAATACTAGATGTAGAAAATTAATTGAATCGGCAGGATTTAAACAAGAAGGTGTTGTTAGAAAAGTTATTAGAGAAGGTATGAAATTTCACAATGCTGTGTTATATGGATTATTAAGAAATGAATGTAAATATTTATAGGAGATTATAATGGGTGGGGGAATGAAAGCACCAAGTATGCCACAACCACAACCAATGCCAGAAATTGATGATAAGGTTGCAGAATCAGAAGCAAAGTTAGAAGCTGAAAGACAAAGAATGATATCATTAGGTAAGCAAGGTTCTTATGGTACATTATTAACATCTGGAGAAGGTGTAAAAGAACCAGCACAAACAGCACAGACATTATTAGGTGGTGTAAAAAAACCAACTAGAATAACCTAATGGCAAATTTTGAATACATAAAAAAAAGACTTGCACAATTAGAAAGCCATAGAGGAACATGGGAAGAACATTGGCAAGATATTCTTGATTATGTAATGCCACGAAAAGCAGAAGTAGTATCTAAAAGAGAAAAAGGTGAAAAAAGAACAGAAGTATTATTTGATTCTACTGCTATAACTGCAAACAATTTATTAGCAGCAAGTTTACATGGCACATTAACATCACCATCATTACAATGGTTTCATTTAAAACTAAGAAGTGCTGAATTAAATCAAAACAGAGATGTACAATTATGGTTAGAAAATTCTGCAAAAAGAATGTATGACCTATTTAATGAATCTAATTTTAATACAGAAGTACATGAGTTATATCTTGATCTATGTTCTATAGGTACAGGTGCATTATTTGTAGAAGAAAGTAAAAAAGGTTTTACTGAAGGTGGTGTACATT